TGAACCTGTAGGCGTGGTTACGTCATTGACAATCCTACGGTAAGGCTGATCACTGGCAGCTACATCGGCACTCCATGCACCACGGTACACTTCTTGCGTTTGTACATTACCCGAAGCATCGATCTGATAATAGTTTTCGGCTACAATATTTTTGGCGTAAACGGCCGTATCGTCTTTCCCTATTGGTAGCGCTTTGAATTTTTCAAGTTCGGGCAGTTTGCCAATAGAAAGCGTATAGTAATATTCTTCAAGTATAGGTTTGGCTACGTTTTGCAAAAAGAGCAAACGACCGTCAGAAGAAGACATGCTCCAAAAGTCTTGCCGCTCGTTGTGGCTACCGTCCAACGGAGAGTCAGAGCTTCCTTTTCGTGCTAAAACCATTCCCTTAGTAGGAGGATAGTTAACGCCATCGGGCACCTCATTGTCTGGGTACATCACCACGGTAATGGTGTTATCGGTTGTGTTAACGGACAACACACGACTCCATGCCGTATAGTATTCTCCTCCGCTGCCGTTAGCCAGCGAGTTGATTACGCCAAACAGCACATTGTTCTCTTTCTGTGCAGTAAAGTAACCGTCATATTTACGTCTTAATGTCAACCGATAAGATTTGTCACCCACTTCTTCCACCTCTTCTACTGTGTCGGCTTCAGTGTAAACGTAATCGGATTCAATGGCATACAATCGGTTAATGAGCAATTCCATTACCTTCATACTGCCTCGAATTACCGCACTTTGAAACTCAGCGTTACCTTGCGCGTCAATACGGCCACCTTTTCCGGTTAGCATGCCACTTACAAAGTCGCCAAAATCCACATCGGCTTCAAAGGTAGATGGGGCTTGTGTTTTTAAGCCCTGCAAAAAAGTAATCAGCCCCTGCGCTGTATCAGGCTGATCCTTACGGAGAAAGATAGCCTTAAGCTCATCAATATCCGACTCCGACAAACGTTCTAGTATTCCCACTAGGATACGCCCTACCCTCTCGGCCGTATTTTCAGCCGGAGCGGATGCATTGCGTACCTGTAGCGCAATCTGTCTCAATATGTCTAACGTATCACTCATCAATCTCCAATAGCAATAAATCTAACTCCGTTATTTTTCACCTTTGCAGTCCTATCGAAACCCTCCTGAGTGCTTTTCAAGTACTCCAGCACGTCCGACAGATACCGCCTTGCTACGTTTAGCGCATCATTATAGCTCACGTATTTCTGTTTTTCTTCTATCCTGCTTGCATGCTCATCATTGTGAGACAGGAAGCCGCTCTCTCCGAGTATTCGCCCGTCATTCTTGACCATTTTCGCATAAACGTAGTAGGCCAATGCCGTTTTTAGCCCTTTAAAAATCCGCTTCTTTCCATCAGCGCCCGTATAATTGCCTCCGTTAAGTAAAACCTCATGTTTGGTCTCGTCCTCGAGTATATTCAGATATAAATCAGCTCCAATGGCCGGTATAATCTCCATTTGTTCCGACTCATCAATGAACGTATTCACGTCTTCCTCACTAAGATGAATCGATGTCGGTCGCGATAGGACCAGCACTTCGCTATACGTTATCAGATGCTCCATTGCTATTGATATATTTTATTGGTTGTACACTAAAATCACTCGTCGGCACCGGTTCGTGCCAGTTCTTAAATACGACATCAAAGGCGCGCTCAATAAATCGCTGTTCGCTAGTGACCTGCCCTGCATAGTATTCGTATGCATCGTTCATTACCTGCCCCGAAAAGCCTAGTTTACCGTTCCTTATCGCGTAGAATAGCTCTTGATTAAACGCTGCGTATATCCTTTCGACAGTACTCTCCTCCGTGACAGTGAAATCTTTATCGTAGTTAGCAGCGGGAAACTTCACAATCTGAGGCGCTTCCTCATCCTGCTCTATCTCTACGTAAAGAATCTTATTTCCGTTCGTGTCACCTTGGAACTTTCTCAAATCCTCCGCCTCGATCATCTTCACCTCCACCTCGTTACCATTCTTATCAATAGCCGGTTGCCCTTTCTTAGCTATCAGCATGCAGGCAATAAGGAAATTGTTACGCACGTTCCTATTCTTCACGTTCGACAAACCTTCATCGGTACTCATCTCCGAAATAACGGAATCGTAGAGAGCAAGCGGATAGGTATTCTTTCCGGCCATGCTAACCCACAATATCTGACCTTTATAATGTTCTATACCTCCCGCTTTCTCTACCTGGGACAATACAACTTCTTTCTTCGGGTTGAAAACGTCTATTCTATCAATGCTCTTATCATCCACCTTGATCGTCTGCCCATTTCGGGACTTCTTACCTCTCCAATCAGGGTGCACGAGAATACGAGCTACGTATCCGTTTTCATCTTCCTCCTCGAGTCTGCAATTCTCAAACGGCACGTGTTGAAGTTCGATGATTTCTCCAAGTGCGTTATAATTTACGTGCACAGCGAGCCCGGCATACTTTGCTACATCTTGCGCCAGCAGATGAAGGATCGCATCTGCCGTCTCGCCGGCACGGTTAACCACCATCTCTGAAAAGGCTACATCGACAAACCCGTTACCTTCAACAAACTTTGCGTATCGATTCAGGCATAACGTACCGGTTCCCGAAGCTGCCACGATAGAGGCGATATTCTGAGGATACAGATTATCACTTCCGTACATGCTTAGCCTGAAGCGTGACAAATACGACACATCAACTCTTGCATCGGGTTTCTTTGCAGTCTTTACATTCATGTTTACTTATTTTCTGCGTTCAACACATCGGCATCCTTAAGATAAGCGTCCAAAGTACGCGCCGTCAGCGCCTTGCCGTCAATCTCAAAAGCTTTGTACTCTTCTTTAAGTGCCTTCTTCGTTACTCCCTCGGCTAACTTTCCCGCTAACTCAATTACAAGATCCTCATTAAGGGTTATTTCCTCGGGTGCTTTACCTGTAACACGAGCTTCCCAGTCATCAGGGTAATGAGCAAACTGATTAATCGCCTTAGGGTATAGTTTCAAGTACGACTCCGCAGCTTCATCCGTCAGGTTATCGTTTGTGAACATCTGCCCCGTTCCAAACACCTGTATCAATACGCCATTTTTAAGCGTATAACTACATTTCTCTTTCATTTTACCTTCTTTCTTTACGTAATTATAAATCTCTATAAACGCATCCTTATAACAGTCGCTACAGCTCGTCTTTACAAAGTCTTTATTAAGAACCTCTTTGTAGAGCGATACGATAGCTTCTTTATCCTGATTCGAGAACCCGGTTTCAATCCGGGCTCTCAACTCATCAATTAATATCACAGCGGAATCAAACGTCATACGGCAGGTGTTAACAGGGTGTTATACTGCGTAGCCGTTGTCGTAGCATCTGTATTGAAGTAGAACAGTGCCGACTTGGGAACACTCGTCTCCTTGAGTGCAGCCGACCAACCGCCTTCCGTCTCTTCGGAGTATTTATCGTTCTCCAACGTTTCGGCTCGTAGTCCCTGATAGTACCCATAAATCTGATACTCCGCACTACCATCCGCTCCCTTATGCTTGTTGCGCAGAATACATACGAATTCACCTCCTGCAAGCCCGTCAATGACGTTTTCACATACCGTCGGATCATTATCCAGCACCACGAGAGACACATCGTTAGTAAACGTGTTCTGATACGTTTTCTTTTCCATAGAGGTTTTTGTACCCGTAAACGGAGTACTACCCGGAATAAAGACTTCATAAGCCTGCTTCCCTGTCTTGAGAACCAACGTCTTGATTACGTTCTTTTTTGTCGCATCAAAGACCGTTGCAGCAAAATCAATATCCTGTCTATTCACTATCAGCCCGTTTGCCTCCAACCCCTTAGTTATGGGGTTGGCGCAATTCTGCGAGATAGCTTGCTTTATAAGTTTATCACATGCTCCCATCTCTATACCTCCTTACACTCCAAAATGGAACATATCATTTTCCTTGATAAGAGTACCCATCTTACCCGTAGAGTAGATGTAGTTTCTCCTTTCTTTCTTCTCAAACCAAATATCCAAATCGGACATCAGTCCACTGGCAGGTGCACCAACGAGTAACTGATCAGGATTAGCAAACACCGCCCGATAAGGGTTATTGAGCTTCGTCCCGTCGTTCTCATACGCCCGAATGAATCTATCCCAGATAGAGATACGAGCGATCCTCACTCCGTCGTATTCAGCCACATCAAACCCAGAGAAGATTGTTTCCCATTTAAGCTGTAGGTTGAATCTCTCTTTAATATCGTGATGCAGCGCATC